TGCTTGTGGGCACGCTGCTCCATGTAGATGGGGATCAGCCCATCATGCAGTTCTTCTGGCTTCGGGTTGATACGGATCTTTTCGATCACTCGTTTCGGATAACCCAAGGCTTCCAAAGCAGAAGGAGCATTGTTTTTCCACGCACGTTCGATAGCATCGTGAATGGCGGTGCCCATGCGAGAAGGTACGAGCTGTACCAGATCAACCGGGCTAACATCTTCCGGAACACGAGCTGCCAGAATGATTTGGCGCAATGGCTTGATCAGTGCTGTAGCCGAAATGGTATTCGGATCTTCGTTGTGATCGTAATTGTCCGTTGCCAGAAAGACAGCAAGGGACAAGGGGACTGCAGAGGTATTCGCAAATTTGCTCATGGGGCACCTTGGGATATTTAGAAAAAGGAATTACTGGGTGTCGTCGTGCAGTTGAAGCCAACGAGTCAAGGTGTCACGGGCTTCTTTGATATCGTTGAAGGCAGATTTGCCTCCAGTCCGAGCACCCGAAAGCAACAGCTTTTTACTGGCGTGCTGGATAGCCCCAGAACAGTCTTGGATTTGAAATAACTTGTGTACTGCGTACACATCGATTTCAGTGAGATTCCCCACTGGCTTGTAGTACTTGGGGTACTTGGCCGACATGGATTCACTTTGGGGATCAGAATTCATCCTTTCAATGGTGAGTTCCTGTGCGACATCTCGCGTAACTGAATACGTAGATGTGCCTTGGTTTTTACACTCATCACAAAAGTCTTCATTCTTTGAAACAGGATTGGAACAATTGATAGAACAGCAGAGGCCGAGCATGGTGGTCCTTGATGCGTGGTTACTAGATGATTCGAAGAAGCTCCCCGGAGGGAGCTTCCTTTCCTGCTTTACCCCTTGGTAAAGCTGACGGCTTCACAAACTCCACCCGCACAGGCTGCTTCGCCTGCAAGGTCGATTTCGCTACCGTCCATCTCGATGATGTGGCTGATGTTGATGCCTTCCAGTAGGGGCAGCATTGCCTCGTACTGCTCTTTGGTGATGTCCTCGAAAGGAGCCTGCGGGTAATCCGCAGAACCAAAGAACGGAAGGACTGAGATGCCGTTGTAGCTATCTCGGTGTTCCCACATCCACTTGGCCAAACTGTCCCATTCATCGGCCTTGACCGATACAGTGCAACTGACGTTATGGCGGTTGTCTCCCTTGATGTGGCCGGAATGCACCCAGGTCAGGGAGATGTCCTTCACACGCTCCAGGAACTCATCCATGGTTTCATGGCGAGTCTTGGCCCCTTCCGGTGCCTTCTGGGGGAAGCTGAGAACGACTTGATTGGAGTCGTAAATATCTTCTTCAACCAGTTGAGGAACGGCACGCATCATGTACTGAGCCAGTGCTTCATCCTTACCTGCACGCATTCGACGGATGTAGTACTCACCATGCCAAGCATGAATACCGGAGGAAGTACCGAGAACCAGAGAAGAGGTGCCTTCTGGCTTAACGGTAGTAATCCGTGCTGCCGGTTTAATCCCGATGGCTCCAGCCACATTCCGGTTCATTTCGATAGCAGCCAAGGCTGCTTCTCGTTTATCCAGATGGTCGATATTTCCGGAAGCGATTCCAGTCATCGAAACGCCCAAGAGGGCGTCTTCTTCACAGGTGATTCGCCACTTCGGGTTCAGATAGTGGAAATCGGTGTAGCCTGCTTGCAGGGTGCCGATAAATGAGGCTGCAGCCGCTGATGCGTTGAAGTCTTCCTGAGAATGGATGGCTGAGACATTCAGCGTCGTGAGGTTGCACATCTGATACGGACGAAGTGCGATCTCACAGCAAGGATTGGTGCCCCAATCCGGATTGTTAGTCCAGTAAACACCTGGCTCACCACATCCACTGGCTTCGATGACCTTCATCAGTTCACGGAACTCGTCCTCCGTGACTTCACCTCGGGGGAGGACTGCCGAGTTATTGGCTCGTGCCCGTGCCGGGTAAACCACACCCCATGGGAACGTCTTGGTTTCCATCAGGAAACTGAATTCCCAGTCTTGAAGTTGCTTGATGTGCTCTACTTTGTAGTCATCCACAAAGCGGACGAGCTGAGTAGTGGCATCCAACACATTCCAGTCCTGGAGAGTGATGGGGGATTTGCACTTCAGCATCTCCTGATCATCCCGATCAAACAGGGCAATCATGGCAGCTCGACGGATACCTCCAGCTCGCACGGAATCGGCAATCAGGCAGCAGATATCGTGCACTTCAATCGGACGCAGACGCCGACCTACCGCATTGCGGAAGATTGCCGTGATCAGTTCGATGCAGCGCCGGAGTGGCTCAGGACCAGGAGCCTTACCCCCCGTGGTGATCAGATCCGTGCCTTTCTCACGAATGTCCCGATAATCGAAGATGGGGAGGGTGCCTGCTTTCAGGAATGCCTTGGCAACAACCTTGATTGCATCAGCCCAACCGATGATCGAATCCTGAATCTGGAACTTGTATTCACCATCAGATTCCGGAGCTTTTACCTTCGGCATCTGGTTGGTGTGGCGACGTTGTACCGAATAGCCAGCACCCGTTCCACCCAGCAGAAGGAACATCAGTTCCGCATAAGCACGGGTATGCTCAATAGGGAAATAGGCACAGTTGAAAATACGATTCTCAGCCAGCTCAATAGGACGGCCACCGAATTGCATGGAACGCATGGAAGGAAGAACACGCTTCTTATCCACGAATTCCTGGTAAATCAGACTGATACTGTTGGCTAATTCGGGATACTTGCGGATTTGCATATCCCGGTTGCGATGGGAAATCTCGACATAGTTTTCACGTCGAGATTTGGCGTGAAGAAACTTCGCGTATTTATTAAATACGGTGATATCAGAGAGTGCTTGTTTGTCCATGATGACTCTTTGGCTGCTTCCTGTTGACGAAAAAGAGCCAAAATTCCCCAGGAATGGGAATAATGGCTCTATAAGTATGCGGATTTAAATCAGTAATTTGGGCTGAAGGAGTATCCAGCTTAATTGATTAAACCAGCAATTTCAAATAATGATTATTTGAACTGGTAAAGGTGTGCATCATTTCCAGTGTAGTTTGCTGCCAGAGGAAATAGTCCTTTTCGGATTTTCCATATCGTTGCACGACTGACCTTGTATTCCACAGATAAACTGGAATCAGAGTGACTGGGTAGTTTGGCTACGATTTCGTTAGCTTGTTGTTTTGAGAGGCTGAATTTTGTAGACATCTTGAGTCCTACTGAGATGGATGTTTTCCATGAATCAGAAAGGGCAGCTACTTTACGATTCTCTTTCATCTTCTTAATGGTTTCTTCGCTTCTCGGTTTTCCCCGCTTAGATGCTGCAATTTTTTCGCGTACTTCTGGGGTGTACACAACCCCTGTAGGCTTTCCCTTTTTCGCGTCGGAAATCTTTTTTCTGACTTCAGGAGAAAGGGTGTTCTGGCCACCATCCCCTCCTTCGCTCATATTGAAACCATGCTGCTTATCGTTGGACTGATACTCAGCTATGTATTTCTTTTCCAAAGTATTAACCGTATCAACCGTGCATTCATCTAAAAGCTCCACAGCAAAAGCAGACTCCCCGTATTTTCGAATTGCATTATGGAAATACGTGTCATAGACATTTCGGCGTGCACATGATGTATGCACACTCCAGCGGTTGTTGATGCCCTTTTTGTCTCGCGTCTGCCCGATATATACCCGACCAGAATCGATGTGTGTGACTTTATAGATGAATGCTTTTCTCATTTGAATTTTGCTTCTATTTCCTTACGGTATTGAAACCACCCTTGAAAATTCCCACTCCATTGATTTGGATTTTCCAGTGGAGTAGCAACGTGCTCGAAAGGCGACGCGTGTAATGGACGCGCTCCTACGAGCTTTTCACAAAGATTTAAATCATCATTAATAGACGGTATTCTACCCTGATGGGTTAAATAAGAAACTCGACAGCACCGGGCAGCACTGACTTTACGGAGTAACTCGGCATTATCTTCATTGGCTTTGAAGAATCCGTCATTACGTTCTTCCTGAGTAACATAAGGAAGGTGCCATTCACCACGATTTAAAAGAACGGGTGAAGACTTTTCCATTACTTCTCGCATGGCAACAGCCAGTGCCTGGATCTCAGGCTGTGCATCCGGGTGAGCACGCAACTCAAACCAGTTGGAGAAATCGGTGGCTGTAAGTACTACGGAGATGTGCTGGAACGGCTCCAGGATGCGGTTCGCAACCTGCTTGTGTAGGCCCAGCTTCATCATGTCTTCAGCCATCTGAGATGCCTTAATAGCAGCCATTTTCCACAGCCTCTCGGCGTGCATCTTGTCGCCTAGCAGTAGTTCTTCCTTGGCTTGCATTCCCGGTTGATTCTTGCCCCAGTGAATTGGCATGGCAGGATCATCCCTCACCATGGCGAGCATTTTCGATACAGGGATAGCGCGAGAGGAACTCGCATTTCGACTGAATACCCTGTGGGTGAGTAATTCAGCATGGATGAATCTCGGGTAAAGCAACTGAAAAGTTGTGATTCGCTTACCAGCATGGCTGATACTGTCTTCAATAATCTTGGCTTGAATAGTCATGAATATCCTTTTGAATAAGATGAGGGTTAAAACTACGTGTAAACTTCACCCTTATTGAATTACTAAGGGTGTTTAAATGGCGTGCAATGATACTGTTTGTGGGACTGGTGGCTGGGCTGGTCCTCTCCCAGGTGATCCAGATAACAGCAGTGTATTGACTGCTCAAGGCACTGCTGGCGGGGTGTTATTGACGCTAACCTTGCCTGGGACAAATCCGCACGCTGTTAGCTATATTCGGTTGTGGCGAGCACATTCGAATGATATTGGGCTGGCAATTGAACTTCCTCCGTTTTCTGGTAATTCCTATTTTGATAGGATTCCAGAAGAGGAGATGCGCCAATACTTTTATTGGATAAAGATTATTTCCATAAATGGAACCGAAGGTTCCCTTATTGGGCCAGCTTCTGCTATTCCATTCAGTTCTGTAGAAGAACTAATTGCTGCGCTATCTGCACGGATTGATGAGAGTTTTCTAGCGCAGGAATTGCGTACTCGAATTGATCTCTTGGAGGTACTTCAAGGTAATCTTGCTCAAGAAATTATTGATCGTGTTGACGCAAATGACACATTTGCATCTTTACTAGCTCAACTGGAGTTTTCTACAGATGCAGTAAGTACTGCTATTGTGAATGAAACCCAGGCAAGAACTACTGCAGATGAGGCTGTAGTAAATACAGTCAATGCAATTGGCAGTCGATTCAACGATAACACTGCTGCGATTATTGAAGAACAGAATGTTAGGGCAACTGATGATTCTGTAATAGCCTCTTCAGTAAATGCAGTTGGGGTGCAGACCAGTAATAACACTGCGTCTATTGTGTCCGAGCAAATAGCTCGATCCACTGAAACCAGCGCCCTGGCATCTGCCACGAACACTCTATATGCCGAAGCCTTAACGAATAAGGCAGCGGTCCTGTCTGAGCAACTAGCGAGGTCTTCTGAGACAGAAACACTGGCGGCTTCTACCAATGCCATCTATGCCGAAACGGCAACCAATAGGGCGGCTATTTTGGAGGAGGCCACCACACGTTCGACGGATACCAGTGCACTGGCTTCCACGCTGAATGGTGTGGCTGCTCAGACGGTAAATACCTCTGCTGCCCTAGAAGGGGAAGTCATTACTCGGGCCGAGCAGGATAGTGCCAATGCGTCTTACATCACTTCACTGGTAGCACAGGCCGTTAATACAGCGGCTGCAGTAGTGGCTGAACAACAAGCTCGGGCTGACGCTACATCAGCATTGGCCAGTCAAACGACAACCGTGCAGACCACTCTGGGCAATGATATCGCTTCGGTGGAAACCAACATGCAGGCAGTGATTAATGATGTGGACGGCATCGGTGCCCTCTACACTGCCAAGGTTGATGTGAATGGCTTGGTTGGCGGATTTGGAGTCTATAACGACGGCACCACTATTGATGCTGGTTTTGATGTGGACTATTTCTGGGTAGGTAAAGGGACTGAGGCTGAAAAACCTTTTATTGTTGTAACCACTCCTCAAGTACTCCCCAGTGGTAAAACCGTCCCGGCAGGGGTGTATATGAACAAGGCGTTCATCACCCAATTGGATGCAGATCAGATTGATACCCGTGGGCTGTCGATTCGGGATACGAATGGCAATGTCATCCTGTCTGCTGGCTCGGCATTGCGTTCTGACCTTGCACCACAGGCCAATGCCAATCTGGTTCGTGGGTTGAAGGCATGGTCACTTGGAACGCTGTCCCTGGTAAATACGTCAATCGCTACTGATGGCACCTATCTGAGCATCCCGAATGGGCAGAATTTTGTTGCTGCACTTAGCCCATACATTAACCTACAAGCTCACGGCACGACGTTCACCGTGTCGTTCAAGGCGTGGTCCTCAACAGCGGGTCGCGTGCTACGTGTTGACTTGTATCCGGATACGCTGCCGGAAAGCTCGGTTGCTTTGACGACCACCGCCACGGTGTATACCTTTACCTGGACAAGTGCTCATGCCGACATGGCGAATTGCATCCTACGTTTCTTCGCCGAAGCACAGGCAGGCGACATCGGCATCTGCGATATAAAGCTGGAGGTCGGTAGCACAAAATCGGCGTGGGTGGCGAACAGCCTTGATGTTGCAAATGACAGTATTACGCTGGCGGCAAACGGCGCGCTCTCTGGCGCTGGTGGTGGTCAAGTGACTATCGGAGGACTGGGTTATACGGGTGCGCTGGATGCCAATACAACTTACGTGGATGGCAGTGGAAATATCCAGGGAGTATCTTCGGGGGCTGGCACTACGGTTAGCAATAACCAGATCGGGATCAATGCCTCCGGCCAGCTTTATGGGGTTGGGGCAGGTAGTGGCACTACGATCAGTAACAACCAGATCACGATAGGCAGTAACGGGCAGATTTACGGAGCCGGGGGAGGACAGGTAACGATTGGCGGCCTGGGCTACACGGGCGACCTGAATGCTACCTATGGGGCCAACTGGAACAACAACCTGACTAGCATTCCGCTCGACAAAATTATGTCGAATGACGCAGCTTCAACGCTCGGCTTCAATCCTTCATTTGAGTTATGGACAGGCGCACTTCCGGATAACTGGGGGGCGTGGGGCGCAACATCCGGTATTAGCAAAGAAACCTCGACTGTGCGTTTCGGCAGCAATGCGGCACGAATCACAACGGCAGGAATTGATGGTGGATTTGCAAGGGTGGTAACTTGGGCGAATGCACCAATGGCTGTTGGCACCGTTGTCACCGGCACGGTCGATATGTATTTGGTCAGCCGAACATCAGGATTGCCTTTGGTGCTGGTTCGGTTGTTCAATAACTCAGCCTGCACAACTTACGTGGATACGATGGTTAAACCTGATGCCACTACAGGTTCTTGGCAACGCATTCCGTTCTCGGCGCGGGTCAATCCCGGCGAACGGATTTATGGCATCCAGATTTACGTTATGGGTTGTTATGGAGGGTCGGGTTCGACCTTCAACGGCACGGTTATTTTCGATGGCCTGACTTTTAACTTTGCAGATAGTAGCGCGGATAGCAAGACCATTAGTACAGGTGGCAATCAACTGTCCAATTCGCTGATTACCAGTGATTTGACTGGCTGGAATAATTATGTACACGTTGACAAAACGCTAGATACCTTCGCTATTGTGGCGCCCGGTAGCAATGGGGCGCCAACTCCGTATTACGCCATAAAGTTCGGGTACAGTGGTCCGCTCGATTCCAATGCCGCTAGTTCGGTGCACACGGCTGGCCTGCAATCCATTCCTGTGGTCGCTGGTCAGCGCATCGAAGCGCAGGCGATGGTCGAAATCTTCCTGGGCAACGCTCGACTGGAAATCAACTTTCAAGACATCAACGGCAATAATGTCGGTGGTTTTAATCAAGTCACTGGCGGCGTTGGGCTGGTAGTTGGAGATACATCTTGGGGCAAGACAGCTGCGGATTTCGTCAAGCTATGGGGTTTTGCGACGGCACCTGCTGGCGCAGTCAAGTGCTACATTGAGGTACGCACCCAGCGTACTTCGACAGCAGCAGATACGCACCTCTACGTGGCTATGCCTTACCTGGGCTATGCCAATACCTACCAGATTGATCCAACGCCATGGCATCCTGGTTCGCCGACTTCGACGCGCACGCTGGGCTATACCGGCACCCTTGACGCCAATACGACAAGTGTTGATGGCAACGGAGCCATTCAGGGCGTGGCTTCGGGGGCTGGCACACAGGTCGATAACTCGCGCACAGTCATTGGGCAAAACCTGATCCCCAACTCCGACCAGCGCACGCTGACTACGACGCTTGGGTGGAATCCTAACAGCACTAACATTGATACATTGAAGCTCGCTTACGAACAATTTTCAGGGTCGCCACAGTATTACCTGAAAGGTGTTACCAATAGCGTTTGTATCCATCAGGCTGGTATCTATGGGGTCAGTAGTGCCAATGACACTGCAGCTGCGTGCGACGTTTATCCGTTAGGTGGATTTGATGCTAATCACTCCATTGCTGTAGTTCCAGGACAAAAATACTGTTTCTCAGTTTATATGTCGGCACACCGTTGCTACGGAGATATTGGACTTCAGTGGTTCGATGTTAATAATTCGATCATTTCCGGTACGGAATTAGGCGCACAAACCAGCGTACTGCGGAATATGAATACTGACTCGTTTAATGGTTTTGTTCGCCTTTCTATCATGGCAACGATGCCATCGAATGCCGCCTACGCCTGCCTGTTTATCCGTAAGAACAACACCATCTACGGCAATACGGATTCTTGGCTGTGGTTTGCTGGACCTCAGTTCGAGGTAGTCAATGCCAATGCCAGTGGCCCGTCACCTTACACGCCAGGTCCGGCCAGCGGTGCGATGTCGTCGATTAACCAGATTACACCTGCCAACGCCTCGACTTACATTGCGTCGGCGGCGATTGGATCGGCGCATATCGCAGATGCTGCGATTACTAGAGCCAAGATTGGATTAGCTGCTATTGGGTCTGCTCAGATAGAAACGGCGGCTATCGGAAGTGCACACATTGGGAACCTGTCAGTCACATCGGCGCATATTGATAACTTGACAGTGGGCACCAACAAGATTGCCGATGCAGCAGTTAATGCGACCACGATTAACTCATGGTCGAATTCCGGAAGCTATGTCAGCAGTTACTATTCTCCAACTAGCTACCTTACGCTAGTAGCCCCTGCGATAGTAGTAATCACGGTGCAATTTAATTATCGCGCTGACAACTCGGAGGGGGCGGGCGCTACTTATATTGATATATACATCAACGGCAGCGTCGTTAGGACGCGACCTGTCTTTGAACAGCTTAGTAGTACGTTTTACGGTGGAGGTGCTTCGGGAATGATTCAGATTGACTACGCTGTTCAACTTTCTGTAGGTACGCATGAGATTAAAGGACGTTTACGCGGTTTTCATATTGCGGATTATGGGGGCTTTCTTTTTGCACAGGGGGTCATGAAATGAATTTGTATATTAAAGTTAATCAGTACGGAAGTATTACTGAAAAGGTAGCAACCACCGTTGATTTAGTGGAAATAGACAATCAATACATTTTAGTTGATGGTATCCCAGATGGTGCTACTCATTATTTTGATGGGATATTCTTCTCTAAACCTGACGCACCCAGCCCTTACCATCAGTGGGATGAGGTTTTTTTTACGTGGCAACTAGGGGAAGCTGAATTATCAGCAGCAAAACTGATAGCAAAAGCCAGAATTACAAAAGCCAGGGATGTAGAGGAATCTGCTGGGTTCACTGCATTTGGGAAAACTATTGATTCAGATGCAGCGTCTATTCAACGAATTTCTTTAGCTGTTCAAGCAGCCCAAGCAATTGGTGAATCTTTCAGTATTGAATGGACTTGCCAGGACAACAGTACGATCACTTTGGATTACACAATGATGCAGGCACTCCCTGCATTTATGGCTCAAGCTGGTAATGCTTTGCATGTCAAAGCCAGAACATTGAAATCTCAGATTGATACTGCAGTTTCTCTGGAAGAAATCGAAGCAGTTCAGTGGTAACTTTTTCTTGAAAGGAATGTATGAATCGCACCAATTTCGAACATCTTGGGTTCTCTCTGTTGATTACTCTGGTTATTTTCCTAATTTCAGGGAATGAATGGGCAGCAGCTTTATGTGGTCCTTTCTTTTTCCTGGGAAGGGAGCACGCCCAGTATGAAAAGAAACTTGTTCATGGAGGGCATGTAGGTGGGCTGAATCCATTTAAAGGATTCCAGTTTGTCTACAAGAGTCTGGATGGTTCCATGGACTTTATGTTCCCTGTATTAGGTTCTGTCGGGTTTATCCTGGTGCACCACTTGTTACATTAATCCAGACTCAGATTTAAAATAGCCCAGATTTCTGGGCTATTTTTATTTGTATGGCTCAACCTCTATATAATTCAGGCTGGCTCAACTATTTCGCTGATTGATTAAATAATGGCAACCAAAGGCACACGTAGAGTTACGTTTACTCGGACTGTTACCCAGACATTCACCTGTGATTTCCCAGGTAAAGCAGGGGTGGCAGATGCCACCATTCTTGCCGATACCAATACTCCTTTGAATCTTGGTGAGCTTCTTGCCAAGGCTACGTTATCTCATAACGGGAGTGTGAATAATGGTGCTTGGGCTGTCTCAGGTACTTCCGCAGATATCTATAACTATGGGGCACGTACCCCTAATGCTCCTCTTGCTCTAGGGGATCGCGTAGCTGCCCTAGATGCTTCAGTAGCTGGAGCCAATGGGAAAATCTACGTGGTGACTGTGATTACCCCAGGCACCAATGAAGGTAAGACTGCTGCTGCAACCAATGAGCCTGTCTGGAACCAGACCTTAGCAGGTAATACGGTGGATGGTGGAATCACCTTTACCACGATTCCCAAGTTCTATACCCCAAGCACTTTTGCTATCAATACGGTATATGCCCTTGGGGATGTCGTTAAACCCACAGCAGGTTCGACAGAAGAGTACATCGTATCGGTTGCTGGCACCTCTGCAGGTGATGCACCTGCATGGCCTACTACTGTAGGTAGTACGGTAGTTTCCAATACCGCAACATTCAAACGAATTGCATAAGCAATGGGAGGAGTATTCCGAGCACTTCATGTTTGGTTTCTCAATCATCGAGAACCTACCACTGAGCTGATTGGTAACTTGAATCACATCAACAAAATGCCCAGTGAAAAGGAACCATTACATGATCGATAAACTCAGTGATATTGCGCGACACTGGCAGGATCAACTAGCAGGGTCGCTCATTTTTTCAATCGTTGGCATTGCGATTGGTCTTGGTCAACTCATGGTTAGTAACGAGCGGATTACTTTCCGTCTTTTGCTAGGGCGTGCTTTGAGCACTGGTGGTCTAGCGATGGCTGCAGGTATTGCGCTCATCTGGGAACCTAATTTATCCATGGTTGGACAAATCGGCGTTGCTGCAGGATTGGCTAGTCTGGGTACATCTGGGTTAGAACGGATCTTCCAGCGAGCCATGGAAGGAAAGGGATAATCATGTTTGCAGACCTGCTGATCATCGCTCTATGCGTTGGGATTGCTATATGGGGTGCACGGGACACCGTGCATACCAGACACCATCAAGCCAGCATTCATAAACGCAGGCGAACTGATTATTAAACCGAGAGGCTTTTATGATTGAAACACTAGTTGGAACGTTATTTGGGGGGCTATTTCGTCTAGCCCCCGAAATCCTGAAATGGGTTGACCGAAAGAACGAGCGTGACCACGAAGCTCGGATGTTCGATAAACAACTCCAGGCTGACGAGCTACGAAGCAAATCGGCTATTGATCAGATCAACGCAAAATCCACTGCTGAGATTGGTTTGGCAGAGATTTCTGCACTCATTGAGGCTACCAAAGCTCAAGCAGTACAGACAGGGATCAAGTTCGTTGATGCGATCAATAGCCTCATGCGTCCATTGATCACCTTTTGGTGGGTCATCGTCCTCTACACAGCAGCCTTGGTTTCTCAGTTTGTAGTCTTGCTTGATGGGGGCGCTTCTACTACTACTGCGATTCTCAAACTCTGGGGACCAGATGAAAAGGCAATTGCTGCATCCATCATTACTTTCTGGTTTGTGGATCGAAGCCTGAAAAAAGGATTCGGAAAGTGATCCCCAACGGAGATGGTTGATGTTCTCTGAGATCCTGATGCGTCTGATCAGGCGTTTCGAAGGACTACGTTTAAAGGCATACCTGTGCCCTGCTGGTGTTTGGACAATCGGATACGGATCTACTGCTTATCCTGATGGTCGTAAGATCAAACCAGGGGATCAGATCAGTAAGCCAGTAGCAGAATCCATGGCACAGCAGGATGCTGCTGTGTTTCTCCAAGCAGCCTGTAATCTCTCTCCTATTTTGTACATGGATGAGAGCAAGCAGGCTGCAATTGGAGACTTCTGTTACAACCTAGGAATCAGTCGATACAAGATTTCTACCTTACGACGTAAGGTGAATGCTGGTGACTGGGAAGAGGCTGCAGATGAACTCCAGAAATGGGTCTGGGGAGGGGGTAAGAAGCTCCCTGGATTGGTTCTGCGTAGGCAGGTAGAAGTATCTCTACTGAAGTGATCTGAGGACTTGTATACCCAATTCAGAGGGTGTACACTTTGTTCCGTGGTGTTGTGGTGTAGTACCCTTTCCTAAGCAATCCTTGCCACTCCTCTTGGCTTGTTTAGGAAAGGATATTGGGGAAGGGAACGGTCTGGGCAACCGTTCCCTTTTTCCTTTTATAGTCAGTGAGTTATTCTGGCTTTGGCTATAAATGCTCAGGGCATAGAAAATATAGCCAATTTATAGCCAACTCTGCGGTAACGAAAGGTATTCTGAGGTACTCATCAGGATACCAATTCCTTGCCAAGTAGCGTGCGGTAACGTAGTGTACGCACGCCTATCAGATTTGGGAGCAGAGGGTCGTGAGTTCGAATCCCACCGCCCCGACCAATTATTCAATGACTTACATGACTCTCTCCAGGTCTGGTTAAGCAACATATAGCCAATTTATAGCCAGGAGAAAATCATGAAGCTCAAACTGACCAAAGCAGCGGTCGAAGGGTTGCCCCTTCCACCTCCCGAGAAAAGCCAGGAATTGCACTACGATAC